ATCTGCGAATAGTTCGTTTGTGAACTGTTTCGGTATAACGCGGTTGTAATCTGGAAACTTGCCTTCAATCAGCTTCGACGCAATAACGATTCCGTTATAGTCTGCCGAGATGCTACTCGATCCGACGCTTATCGTTATTTCTGCCTCTGCGTCGTTCTTCAATGCTTCAGCGCAAAGTTTCGCGATCTCATCGATACCCTTTGGAGGCACGATAACGAGCTGAGTCTGTATATCCAAATCATGTATGCCATACTCGAAAAACGCAAGCCGGTGTCCGTCGCTCGCGACCGTGCGCAGAATGCCATTATCGACTTGCATGGCCATTCCGTTTAGGTAATACCGCACGTCGTTTTGGGCCATTGCATACCGCGTCTTGCGGATCGCGTTGCGCAGTGTTTCGGCGCTCACTGCAAATCGTTGTCCAACGTCCCCGCGATCAAATGCCGGGAAGTTTTCCGCTGGCAACGTGGAGATACTGTAGCGGCTTTTGCCTTGCCTGATGACCATCTTTCCCGACAACAGGTTAAAAGTTATCTTGTCGCTGCTCAGCAGCTTAACGATGTCGTGTACTTTCTTGGCTGGAACTGCGACACATCCTGGCTGCGCGTCGTCAATCTCGAACGTTGAAACCGTTTGAATTTCTAGGTCCGATGCCGTGATGGTGGCTGTGTTGTCGCTGGCGTCGATCAGTAGATGCTCAAGAATAGGAAACGTGCTTTTGCTTGTAGCAACGGATGCTGCGCGCTGGAGTGATCCGAGGATTTCTGTTTTAGTGGTTGTGAATTTCATGGTGTATTGTCTAGTTGAATAAATCGGACTGAACATTCTTTGCAGATTCTACCGCATGTGCGATTCGTGCTCTTGCGATCTCGACATACTCCTCCTCGCGTTCGATGCCGACAAAACCGAATCCTTCTAGCGCTGCGGCTTTTCCAGTCGAACCGCTGCCCGCGAACGGGTCAAGCACTAACCCGCCCGGTGGCGTTACTAGGCGGCAAAGGTAGCGCATGAGGTCGGTTGGTTTTACGGTTGGATGGGCGTTGGCGCGTGGCTGTGATTCGCGACCAGAGTCGCGTAATGCGCCAACTCCGGCCACGCTTGCTTCGCCAGTCACACCATCATCCCGATCCCGCTTGCTCGCTTTGGCGCAGTAGCGGAACCGAGAGGCCGCTTCCCCACGATCCAAGTTCGTCGGAGTGATGTTGAATGTGGCATTTCCTACACATCCATCTGATTTCGAGAGGCTTACTGTAATCGTCGTGGTGCCGGTCTGCCTTTTCGTTACCGCAACACTCACAAGGCTCCCGTTCTGGGAATGCTTTTCTAGCCGCGACTCTTGCGAGAACCCGCAACCGATAGTCGCCATCGCTGTGGTACATGCTTCTGCGATTGTCTTTAACTCGCTCGGCGTTGCGGTAATAGAATGTCCCATCGAGTCGCTTGACACTATTCCCGCGAGGCTCGGCCAAGTTACTGCAACGCTTTGAACAATACTTTCGGATGCTTTTTGCAGGCACGAACTCTGTTCCGCAGTAGCCACATTTAATTGGCTGTGGTTTTGGTCTTGCCATGATTCTTCTGATTCACTAAAAGTGTTATTATAGCAGACTTGGCGCACTGAATAATCATTATCTGGTCGGCATTCTTTGAAGAAGCGGGCGGCTGATCCGGTGTCATGGTATTGACTATTGCTACCGTCATGCCCGATCTTAGCGCTCCCCCATATTCCTCCTTTTCCTCCTAGATCCCCTGTTGATTTTCCGCCACCACCTGACGACCGAGACGAAGGAAACAAACCCACCACTTCATCGCTCCCGTCGTGGATAAGGTTTGCGGGCCAGCGACCTGAAAGACCATATCCTGTTATAGTTCCTCTCGGGATTGCGTTGAATTGCGCGGCGCTTATTCCTCCGCTTCCAAATGGTCTTGCAAGGCTTTCGCCGTTTGAAAAAACCCTACACCCATCGATGTTCAGCGCCCCCGTCCCCCACTCCAGCACATTCGCGGCGACCGTGCCAATGAGTGGCTTGCGGGCGACTGTTACCGGCTCCAGTGAGGGCTTAAGAGCTGTGCCCCATCCCTGCCATTGGCGCGCTGCGTCGGTGGCTGGGGTGGTTATGGCGTATTCAGTCTCTCTGTCCGCATATCCTTCTCGTTTATACAAGCTCGACTCCGTATTACCGCAGCCGTTTTTGGCGCGCCCAATAACCTCGCGCTCGGCTTCGATGCGGTCAACCAGTTCATCGGCCCACGTTGGTACCTCGCCGAAAAGTGGTCGCAGTTTTTCCCATAGAGCCTTGGTTGGTATAGCTGGTTGCGATTTGTCGGTAAGATAGTGTGAGCCCATGAATGTTTCGGTGGCTTCGTTGATTTGCGCTGCGGATAGTCCTGTTGTCCGCATGAATGCAGTGAACTTGTGAAGGCGTCCTATCTCTCCATTCACCTTATCAATCGCCTTACTAACGTCCAAACTTTTGGGAAAACCGCTTCCATATACCCAGGAAATCATGTCGCGTATTTCAAAGCCAGCATCCTCAATCCGCACCGCCATTCGGTGCTGCGTGCGTGTACCGGCAAACGCCAACAAATGCCCCCCAGGCTTCAACACGCGCAGGCATTCGGCCCATATTTCAACGCTCGGCACGTCATAGTCCCACTTGCGCCCCATGAAGCTAAGCCCATAAGGCGGATCGGTCACAACCGCGTCAACGCTGTCGTCCGCCATCGTCTTAAGCACTTCCAGGCAGTCGCCGTGAATGATTTTCTGATCCATCAGTACCCGCCCGCCTGCATTTTCCGTGCTTCCTCTGCATAAACAGTCGGGCACATCTTCACCAACGCGTCGAAGATTTTCCCGTAAGATCCAGACTTATGCCCTTCCGGTGTCGCACATACATCAAGCGCTCGGCTCATCACCTCGTACCGTTCGCGCTCGTTCATCTCGCCTTCGTGGTCATCAAATCCCATCGTCTTAACAAGTGTGGCAGACTTGACACTCCGGGCAGCCGTAACCGCCTCTGATCGGGTCAAGTACGGGTATCCAAGAGATACATACCCGTCCGAATTCTTGTAAACATTAACCCATAAGATCATGGTCAGACTCCGAATAAGTCAAGTTGCGCAAGGCCAGGTATGGTGCGCCTAATTTTACGCGCATAAGTTCTCCGAATGAGAGCAGATTTATCGGCGGCATCTGCTCTATCCATAGATTGGTCAAGCGTATCAATCCCATTCTCTGGCATTCTGCCCGCGTTTTCCTTGATGTCATGTATTACAGCCTCAAGCTCAAAGAGGTCAATTTGTGCGATGGAATCCGATTGGCCGACTTCCATCTGCCGTTCTAGGTCTGCGGACAGTTCGTCAATCCTTTGGCGGCACTTTCGTCCATCGATCCCTAACAAACTGCAGCAGTACAAGTATGAGAAGGACTCATAAGAATCGCTTTTTACCCATGATTGTATGTCGCATGTTTCGCTTATCTCGTCTAGCAGATAGTCCAGCCGGTCAACCGAGAATTCTCCAGATTCCTTAATCTGGTCGATTTCATCCAGTGCTTTATGGTAAATGCGCCAATCAAGCATAGCGCGTGTAAATACAGCGGCGACAAGTTGCCGCTGTAGGGTATCGCTGATTACTTCGTATTCTGTGTCCATTGGTTGTTTGTTACTTTATCCATTCAGGCTTGACTGCATGTCCTAGCTTCCACGCGTCTCGCTCGGCTTCCATTTCTTGGAATAGTTCATATTCCGTGAACGCGTGAAATCCAAGCAGATACGCGCGTGCAGAATGACTCCATCGTCCGTTCGGGTAGCGTATCTTGACGAATCGCGCAATATCATCTTTTTGATTGTTCATTGGTATCTTATAAAGAGTGTTCTTACATTCGACGCATTATGGCGCAACATCCAAGCTGATACCCACATCGGAATCCCAAGACAATCTTCGCATTCTGCGAACAGCGCGCCATTGACTGGTGAAAAAGTTATGCGAACGTATGCGTTCATGGCAGTTTAGTTATTGTGGTGTTAGTTGTGAGTGATCTGGCAATAGTCGATGCATAGGTAGGATTTTCCGACCATCATCATCATGCTGTTACCTTGCACCTTGAACAGATCATATCCAAGATTGCGGAATTTCGTCAGCGTCTTCATGTTTACAGCGTAGGCGCGCATTGAAGTCGTGAAATAAACAGTCTTGCCAGATTCAATGGTTTCGACGATTTTTGCAATCTTGGTTTCTGCGTTCATTTCGTTCTCCTAGGCTGTTTTGCTAACGTGGGTCTATTGTTCCATAGCAAAACAACCATGTCAAGAGAAATGTGGCAGACTTTACATCTCGCACACGCCAGCAACGCAAGCAAGTTGCTGTTGACCAGTCGTCTGGTCGTCTGTCTCGTACTCGCTCAGTTTGTCCCAATCAATCAACGGCATGGAAGCGCTCAGCCGCTCGTACTCCTCTTTGCTTATTTCTTGGTACGGAGCTTGCTGGTAGGTGTGGTCGCTGTGTGGTAGGAACGACACGCCAGACAAGATGTCGAAGTTTTCCCACACCCACGAACCAACTTCCATCCATTCGGATTCCTTTACGTACACCGTGATGGATGGCTTGTGTTCGCACCAGTGCAACTGGTATGTCTTCCACAATTCGAGCTGTTCGATTGCCGTGCGGTCGTCGCGGAACACGCCACCGTCAGGCGCTCGCATCGGAAACGAGAATACAATCGTCGAGTCTGGCCGACTAACATCCGGCTCGCACGGTACGCCAGCGTCTCGCATCATCGTGGCGAGCGGATCTTTGATATCTGCGCGCACGGTCCTGATGTAATACGGTGCATAGCGCGGGTGTATGCCGCTGGCGCTATCGACAAGCTGCGACACTGTTCCGGATGGTTTGACACACGTGATGGCGGTAGACGGATTGATTCCGAGAAGCTTTGACCATTCTTTGTTGGTTTCGATAGCGCGTTGCTTCATGCGCTTGAGAATCCACAAAGACGCGTGCTTGTCTGAAAGTTCGTCATGATCCATGATCCCGGTAAGGCTAACGCCAAGTAACCGCTCTTCCTCGCAGTTCTCGCGCCATTTACGCGACACATACTTAAAGTTCGTAAGTGTGCTTTGCAGTGTTCCAAGGATTGTCGCGACTTCAACCTTATCGCGCAGATCGTCAAGCGTGTCACCTGGCCTAATTACGACTTCAGTCAGGTTACATAGTTGCTTGCTGCGCAAAACGATTTCCGAGCAAGGGTTAGTACCGAAACCGACATACCCAAACTCCTTCCTCCGGTCAGGTATCAGCTTTTCCGCAGCCTGCCGATTGAATATTCCGCGTTCGCCTGACTTGCTCTCATAGAGGCTTAGCCATTCCCGTATAAATACTCCGATCTCTGGACGCTCGGTGTAGCATGCGCTATTGTTCGCAAGCCCGCGCTCCGGGTTATCAACCCACCACTGCCCAGACTTAGCGGCGCGCATGCGGTCGTCTGATAGGTTGGAAAGGCTGATAAGGGCCGATCTGCGAACACCACCAACGACGACGCACTCAGCGATCTTACATACTAAATCGTGGCACTCAAGCGACGACAGACGCCTTCCTGCGGCTTTCTTGAATAACTTGACAGCGTAAGTGAAAACATCCTCAAGCGGGCCAGGTCCAGACGCACGACCGCCGAACGTCTTAAGACGTGATCCAGCTTTACGGACTTTTGACATGTCCCACTTCGGAATCTTGCCGTTATAAAGTAGAGCGATCAGTTCACGCAGAGCAGATGCCCAACCGCGCTTGGAATCTCGAACGACGATCACGGTGTCTGTGTTGTGCAGTTCGTCCGGTATCAGAGGCAGTTGCGAAACGTATTGTCGCTCTACCGAAAAACCTACTCCGGTCCCATTCATCAACACGTATAGCACTTCGTCAAACGCGTGCGGTTCGTCAATCGCGCGATATGCGCAGTTGTAACCCGCGAGTTCTGATTCTTCCAGTGCTTTTCCTGCGGTCATCAGCGCACGCATACTAGGCATGACTCTCAGGTTATAGATGGAATCGCGCAGCCTCTGCCATACGTCGCGCTCGATGTCTGGAAACCGACCACAGAAGAACGCTATATAACGGTCGACAGTTTCTGCCCACGTCTCGCGCCTTCCAAGTTCATCAGACCAGCGCGCATACCGTGACAAATGTATGTATTGTTGATATTGAGTAGCCAAAGGATTCATATTATGCGTCTGCTCCGATAATAGTTGCGTCGAATGTGCTGCGTATAAACTTCAAATCATTATTGCCTATTACGCCTGCGTTCAGTCCAAACTTACTGACGTGCGCAAGCTCGCTTGACGTGTAGTGTCCAGGTCCTTCCAATCCATACCCGTGTGTGTTCGTGAACGCGTGTCCGTCATGTGTGACATACTCTACCGACATTTCGTTTAGTTTACTGAACTTCGCTGGCACAAGTGCAGGTATGAAGTTGTGCATTTCGCATCCAGTCTTTTGCCTATCAATCGGTAGCGAATCGCCCGTATTCAAGTCGGAAGTATGATGACATACCCACTTCGCGCCAGTGCCACTAGTGACCGGCTCAGAAAACCGACAGTTCCTGCAGTTTGGCGATGGCAATCTCTTGCCCCAATAGATCGCGCGCGCATCCTCACTCAAAAACTTCGACTCATACCACTGCTCGTTAGGCCAGGAAGACGCGGGCGGTTCGGTCGCGGTAATGATCCGCTCGGCTTTAATGAGCAATGATTCCGCATGCTGTGCGTCGTATTTCACGCGTTCAATGTATAGCTCTGAATTGTCCTTGCAATACGCGACAAAAAGCGCGCGTTCCATACCTGTACATCGCATGTAGGACTGGAGCTGGCCGAAGTATTCATGAGACCATTCTTTTACGCCCTTTTTTTGCAGGTCGGTGAATCTTTTGCTTGCTACTGACTTCGCCTCAAATACATGCCAAGTTTTTGGAGCTTCCGGTATCCCACGTATCGCGCCATCCATCGATCCGCAGAAATGACCGCCGATCTCTGCGAAGCGGAACTGGTTTCCGTCTGCGTCCTTGTCGTGCAACTCGACGCCTGGAATGTTGCGCAAAATCCTGATAATTTCATCCTCGATCAGATTGCCCATCGAGAAGATCCGCAACGTGCGTGCGCTGTAATCGTTCGGCAGGCTCCAGCGGAACGACAGCCACAGCGACCGTGCGTCTTCTTTTCCGATTTGCGACATTCCCAAGTGCCCACGCGATTCATCGCGCGGCATGTGCGCGTCGATGGCTTGCGCGGTAGTGTTTTTGAACAGTTCTGTGTTGTCGTCCATACTTTTATAGAATGTGCAATGCCGGTTCGCCTGAACTATATCCTTCGTCGAATCCTTCAGTTAAAATTTCGTGATCTCCGTAGTACCATTCGTTGTGAACGTTTAGTTTCAATCTCACTTCTACAACGGTCAAATCA